AGAGATTATGTGAACCAGCAGGGTTCTTACGGTAAGACTTGGGTTCGTAACCCTTTTGCTACACCGATTGATTTAGCCAAACGACAAGTTGTTGATTTGGAAGAGTATGCACGCAAACAGCGTGCTGTTAATTCAGGATGGTACTAATATGGCACAAAAAAAAGACAATAAAAAAACAAACAATGACTATCGTGGTGGCGCTGCTTTATTAAAAAAACAACAAGAAGCCAACACTAAAAAATATAAAGCAATGACACCTGCACAAAAGAAAACTTATGTTGCTAAGCAAGCAAAGGCTATTGGTAAAACAACAGCACAGGTTGCTTCTATGGTTGGTGGCGCAGGACTTGCTCGTACGGCTGGCGCTAAAGTTGCAGGTAAAGTTGTTGCATCTGGTGTTACTAAAAAAACTGCTGCCGCTGCTAGAACACGTGGTAAAGAATATATGGAACAAAAATATTTTAAAACAGGAACTAAATATTCAGATAAAATGGATGTTTGGGGAAAAGGTAACAAGTATTTAATTCCTAAAAAAGAAGAATTAGCAAAAGTTGCTGGTAATCCTAAAGCAGGTAAAAGTGCAAGATTAAACCCTGTTGGTCGTGTATCACGTAAAGCAGATAAAATTGCTACTAAAAGAGACGCGCAAATTGTTAAAGATACAGCAAGATTTGTAGGGGTAAAAGATATGCGCACCGCTCGCGGTGTTGCTAAACAAGTTATTAAAAAAGCCAGAGGAAAATAAATAGTGCCTCGTAAGATTGAAGATATTGCTAACGCCTATCAACAACTAAAACAGCGTTACGCAAACCGTGATGCCCGTTGGGGTGACGTACTTGAGGTACGTAAAGGAAACATAAACCAAGTATTCCCTGGTTTGTTCCCTGCAGAATACCCTAAACCTATGGTGGCAAACTTTATTGACGTTGCCGCAAGAGACATCGCTGAAGTAATTGCACCACTGCCTGCTATTAACTGTTCAGCAACTAACGCTGTATCTGACCGTGCACGTACCCGTGCCGACAAGAGAACAATGATTGCTGCCGGCTACCGCGACACTTCACGTTTGCAAGTTGAAATGTTTACCGGTGCCGATAGATATATTACTTTCGGTGCTTTGCCTTTTATTGTTGAAGCTGATTACGAAAACAATGCCCCACGTATCCGCATAGACAACCCTATTAACTCTTATCCTGAGTTTGACCGCTTTGGTCGTTTGTTGTCTTACACAAAACTTTACATTAAAGCCGCACAAGATCTAGTTAACGATTTTCCAGAATACGAATCTGTAATTCTTGGTAAGTTTGAACAACGTGGTTCTATGCGCCCAATACAACTTGTGCGCTATATGGATAAGAATGAAACAGTTCTTTTCTTACCTGAACGCGCAAACTACGTTTTGCAACGTGCTAAGAATCCTCTTGGTAAACTTAATGTTGTTTTCGCTGTCCGTCCTGGTGTTGACTCTGATGAGCAACAACGCGGACAGTTTGATGATGTTCTTTGGGTACAAGTCGCACGTGCCCGTTTTGCTACTTTGCAACTTGAGGCGGCACAGAAATCTGTTCAGGCACCTTTTGCTTTGCCTGCAGATGTTAACGTCCTTGAAATGGGACCTGACGCAACTATACGTTCTGCATCTCCAGAAAAGATTAGACGTGTTGATTTAAATGTGCCTCCTGGATTATTTGCAGAATCACAAATTCTTGATCAAGAAATGCGTATGGGTTCACGTTACCCAGAAGGTAGACAAGGCGTAAGCCAAGGATCTATTGTTACTGGTCGTGGCGTTGAAGCTCTTATGGGTGGTTTTGATACACAAGTTAAAACTGCTCAATCAGTTCTTGCCGAAGCATTGAAAAAAGTATTTGAACTTTGCTTTGAAATGGACGAAAAACTTTTCGGTAATACCGAGAAGACGGTACGCGGCGTAGATGCTGGCGCACCGTATGAAATCACCTACACCCCCAACAAGGATATTGATGGGGATTACACGGTTGATATCACCTATGGACTGATGGCCGGATTAAACCCCAACCAGGCTTTGGTATTCGGACTCCAAGCGCGCGGAGACCAATTAATTTCCCGCGACTTCCTCCGCCGTCAGATGCCTTGGGAAATCAACGTTACACAAGAAGAACAAAAGATTGAAATAGAAAAATTACGCGACTCTCTTGTTGCAGCAATAAGTGGATACGCACAAGCTATCCCTTCACTTGCAACACAAGGACAAGATCCTGGTGAGATTCTTTCACGTATTGCAACAGTTATCGCTGGTAGACAAAAAGGTCAACCTATAGAGCAGGTAATCGCGGAAGCGTTTGCCCCTCAAGCGCCACCTTCTGCTGAGGCTGCAGCCCCTGGTATGGAACAACCCGTCCCCGGTTCCGCAGGTGAGGCTCCCTCTGGTGGTGCTTCAGGATTAAGTGCAATAACTGGTGGTCCACGTGGCGTGGTGCCAGGACAAGTGGGACAAGGTGGTCGTCCACCAATACAAAGTTTGCTCGCCGGACTTACCGGTGGTGGCAAGCCGACACTATCTTCTAGTGTCTCAAGAATGGTCCCTGCGGGCTAAGAAAAGGAAAGAAATGAAGTCATTTAGTGGCGGCAAGAAGCCAGCAAACCAAGGTTCTGCTGGAAAAGCATACGAACAACCAGTTAAAAAATCTGGTGTTCCAAGTATTGCAAAACCAGGTGCGTCAACAATTATGTTTGGCAAACAACCATCTGGTACACGTGGTACTTCAGCACCAAAACGCGCTGGAAAATAAACAATTAATTTAAGGACGTATAATAATGGCAAGAGGTGGAATGAGACCAACTGCACCGCAAAACAATCCTATGAATGTTTCTGCACGTGGTGGTAATGGTCAAAGCGGAAACGCAGCACAAGCAGCCAAATATGTCCCAGGTCTCCCATATGGAGAAGGACAGGCGTTGATGGAAACACAACAATCTGCTCCTTTGGCTGCGGCTCCGAGTATTGAACAATCAAGTATGCCTTCGGGCCTCGCATCAGCCGCAGCCTCACAATCAGTTGTACCAATGAATGCACCAACCTCAATGCCAAATATTCCAGTTACTGACGGGGCTGATTTTGGACCAGGCGTAGGTATGGATGCTTTAGGTTTAGGCAGTCGCGATCAAGCAGCAGATGATGCTTATGCAGCGCAAATTGCCGCTTATATGCCAGCTTTGTTAACTATTGCAGCAAATCCTAATATATCAAACATGACACGTATGATTATTAGAAAACTCAGGGACCAAATTTGATTGATTTAAACGAGCGTTTGGGTTTTAACGAACGAATAACAAGGCTCGGTAAAAATCTTGGTGGTGCGGCTCTATCCCCTTTTAAACTTGTATGGGACGTTGCTACAGCCCCTCTTAATGATGCCGAAGAATTTAATGGCATTTCTAATACTTTAAAAAACTCTGTTGGCAATTTTGTTAAATCTGTTGGTCGCCCAATTGGTAATTTACTGTCAGACATTGATGCTATAAATAGAACCGTTATTCGCCAGCCTTTAGGTACAGCTTCTTTAGCTATCTGGGAAATGCGTAATAATGATGTTGATTTTAGCGCAGCTTGGGAAAAGGCTTGGGAAGCAAGAGACGAAGTTTCACTTGGTCAATCACTTGCTGCTAACATTTTTAGTAATACCTTTACTCGTAGCGCTTTTGTTGATGAATCAAAAGGTGCTAACCTTTTTAACGAATTTGATATTTTTAACAAAGAAGAACGCGAAAAAGTTTTTAAACAATCAGCATTTGGTCGTATTGCTTCTGGTGGTTTTGATTTTACTGCACAACTTTTTGGTGACGTAACTCTTCTTGGTGGCAAAGCAGTTAAAGCTTACCGTTTAGGCGAAGCAGGAATTAGTTCTTTTAAAAAATTTAAAACTCCAGAAGAATTACAAGTAGCAGTTTTTAGAGAAATTGATTTAGCTAAAGAAGCACAAGTTGCTTTACGTGATGGTGTTGAAGGTGTAGTTAATAAATACTCAACTCCTATTCAAAATTATCGTGATAACGGAATAGAATACGCATATTCAACAGATTTTGTTAAATCATCAGATGATCCAGCAACTCTTGCGTATTTGTTAGGCACAGCTAAAACAGATGATGAAGTAGCATTTACTATGCGTGCTGCTCTTGGTGATAAAACAGCACTTACAGATTTACAAAGATTACGTCCTTCTAATGCTGCAGCTATGAATAAAATGTTTGGTGGACTTAGCGAAGCTGATAAAAACGTAATAGCTCCTTTATTTGATCCACAAACTGGTCAAATATTAGATATTAACGCAAATCCAAAAGCTTTATCTGAAGCAGGATTTGAATATGATGATCTTTACTTAAACAATGATTTCTTTAAAAAGTTTGTTGACACTTTTGAATCAGGAACACCTGGCGTTGGCACAGCCCTCCCAATGGTTAAACGTACTTTTGGGACATCAGAACGCTACAAAAGATTTGAAGATTTTATAGCCAAAGGTAGGGTAACTAAACTTCTTGGCAATCCAAAACCAGGTTCCTCTACAGTAGAATGGTTTCAACCAACTCGTTGGAATCGCGCATACGCGCGCGTGACTTGGGCTGCAGGTGAAAGACCAGCATACATTGCTAACGTAAACAGCCCTGATTCATATCAAGAAATACTTGCATCAGTTAATCGTGCTCGTAAAGTTATTGGTAATCAAAAAGTTGACGCTGCAGGTAAAATGATT